AGGCTGAATGCTCCATCATTTGGTTTGGAAGCAAGATATCCAGTTGCACCACTAGAAAGTCCTCTTACAAATGATGTTAGGGGTACTTCCGAAGTTGAATATTCTTTTCCAAGATAAAGAGTTGTATAAGTCTGAATATCAAAAAGATATAAATCCCATTCCGTAGATGCTCCAGAATATGGGGCATCAGAAACACCATACCAATAAACTCTTGCCTCACCAATCTTTAAACCAGTTCCAGCAGTAAGTGTGGCACCATTTCTTCTCCTATTATAAAGAGAAATAACATTATCTCCACTTCCAGTTGGAGCACCAATATTGATATATGGAACACCATATACGTTATTGACCTTCAACAAGCTTCCCATTGCAAATGGTACTAATGCACCATTAACTTTTTTGGTTTTTCTTGGTTTTGGTACGTCAACGATAGTTGATCCTACAAGATCAACATCAAAACCTTTAACGTATGCGGTGCCAGCAGACACTCTAACACACATCAAATCGTCATCTGGTATATTTCCTTGTTCAGTTTTTTGACCCTCCCTGTAGAGCCCTCCATTGCCAGTCTCGTTGTTTAGAGAATTGACAACATCTACCTTGAAAGGATCAATTGCGTAGTTTCCAGATTCTTCAAATGTTCTTTTAGCAAAATAATCTTTAATTATGCTATACTGAGTTTTATCCTGTAACTTCTTAATCTTACCTTGATCGACTTTAACGAGTTCTACGAAGTTGGTATCATCAAAGTCTAAAAGTTGCTTCTTCGCTAACTTAACACTAATCTTTAATCTATCTGCACCTGGTGCAGCATAGTTTGTAAATCCTTTTGCGTTATCATTTAATGTCTGATCTTGATCGGAGTTGACAATCTCCTCAATAATATCAAATCCAACTCTATATGATGGATTATTATCATATGGATCAAGAACTATTTGTGATGTTGGGACATCTACAAATACACCTCTAATAAAGTAAACACCCTCAGAAACACCTACCGCATATCCTGTCGCAGTTGCATCAATTGAAAATGCTGTAAGTACTGTGTCACCACTATTTAAAGTTGTATTTCCATACGTAACGTTTTCTTCAAGAATTAATATCTCACCGTCAACAAACTGAACAGTTTGATTATTGACTGCACCATCACGATATTTAACAAATAACGTAATCTCTTCTACACCTTCTTCTGGTGGCAGTAAGTAACCTTTTAATGTTCCAATAACGCCAGAAGTTTGTCCGCGTACTTTTGCACCCTTGCCATTGTTTGCATTAACAATAGCATCAAGGTATACTGTAATATCAATGCCTAAGTGGTCTGGATTTACTTTTATGGTGGTAAAAGCATTATCGCAAGTAACCCCACCAGGGATTACCATAGATCCTTCTTTAAAAATGTGACTTCCGAAGGACTCTATCTGATTTTGTAAAATAGACTGAAGACCTGTAAGTTCTCTTGCCTGAACTGGGAATCCAGGTTTAAAAAGAACCCTATAAAAGTTATCATCCTTATCAAAATCATCATAATAAGGATTTACGTTGAGATTCGTCTTTTGTGGCATTTTTTAAAATTCCAGTATAACTTTAATGTCTTCTTTTTGGCGGAGGTTCCTAGCAATGCTAGGTCTATTATCAAGATAAATTAAATCCCCTGATCCTTTATTTATTTCAGGATTTGCCAAACCACTTGTAAAGTTAACACCAAGGTTAATTAACTTTGTACCAGTTGGATTTGTTGTAATGCCAGCAAAACCAGTGTCAATGGCAGCAGTAAATCCTGAAGATTGACCTGTGATTTGATTAGATGAAGATTCAAAAGAATATGCTTTGCCGTTGGTGGATATTCCAACGTAGTCTTGTTGATCAAGAGTGGTTTGGTTATAGTACAGAGATCTATCTTGGAAATACTTCAGAACTTTTGTTTCTGTATCCCAAGAAGCAACATATCCATATGCCTTTCCAGTTCCATTTGCAACTGATTGCTCAATCTTTTCGCCAACGGTAGGAGTTCCCGTGATTGATGTAAACTTGAATGAGTAAAGACCAGTAAATGTATTTTGATCGTAAACGTTATCAGATCCCAAAGATGTTGGATTCTTTACAATCCCAACTTGTGCAAAACTAGTGTCAATTGGGAAATCCTTAGTGGAATCATCAAATCTTGCATAAATCAGAACTCTATCCGCACCAAGTTCGGTATAAACATCATACCCGTGTCCTTTCGATGGTGGTATGATAGGTACAAGTTTTGCACTCGTTCCTGTCGTATTTGTGTTTATTGGACCTAAGTCAACAAGTCCATAACTATAACCCTTGCCACCTGAGGTGACAACAGTATTTGTAATCTTACCACCTTCTACGTCAACTCTTACTTTTCCACCAGTACCATCACCAATGATGTTCATTTCTTGTCCCAAACCATTTGCATAGTTGGAACCTGATTTCTCAATATAAACTGTCTTTATCTGATTTTCATTAACAGAAGAATCTGCAGATTCTCTTACTGCTCTTATCTGAGCATCAGATGAATTTGCCCAACCGTTTGGAACTGTAATATATTCTGTTGAATCAAACTTAATAATATCACTTGGAGATACGGTAAACATATACTTCCAAATGTATCCATCCCCACTGTCACCAGCTCTTGATGGTTCCAAATCAGTAAATGTGGGTTTATCTTGGGAAACGTTGCCCTTTACATTATCTCCACTAGAACCATTTTCAATGCAAATATAGACTCTATAATCGTCATTCATCACATAGTAATTTGCATCATATAATCTTGATGCATTTGTTAATGGAGATGGATTACTAACGCTGTAATCATCTCTATACATTTCATATCTATTTCCAGATGCCCAGTCTATTCTTCTTATAAGCCTTCTAATATTTGCTGAGGCTATCTTTCTTCCATACAGAACAAGATCTCCTGCGTGACTGTTGTAAGCAAAGTTATCAACAGGCGCAGGAGGATTTGTATTCCACGAAGTAGATCTTCCAAACCCAACTGCAGTTGGATTTGGGAGACTTACAGTAATGAAATAAGAGTTGGAATCGGATTCAACTGACTCTACAAAATTACTGGCATTCAGAATTCTAAACTGATCAGTAACAATCGCTGACATTTTTTATCTTTTTTATGTATTTATAGCTTGTTATGATATATTAGATATTAGAAAGTTTTCTAATCGCTCCACTGTTTCTTAATCCAAAGGTTCTTCTTTGGATTGTTGGGAAGGTGGACAATCCAGAATCAACTATCAGTCCAGTAACACCAATAGAAACTGGATTTGTTCTAGTATCATAGTTATATATCCTACCCCAGGAAATATTTCCTAATGGTAATGTTGTTGAACCAGTAGTTGCTATTCCAACAACTGCACTTCCAGAGTGAACATTACAGATAATCTCAGCATTTGGTCCAAAGTTTGTCTTTGATCCAACAATATAAACATTATCCAGGAAGGTTGTTCCAATACCAACAACAGAAGCATCTTCACTGTTAACTGATGTTACACCATTTCCAACTGTTGTATCGTAAACAAAGATTGGATATCCTGCCTTAAGATCATTCGCGTCCGCAGAATTGGAACGGAAGTTAATCTTGAGTGCAAGTGGATGCCCTCCAGTACCAGTTGTTGTAGTGATTCCTGTAATGATGCCAGAGAATCCCTGGACATTTGCAATGGTTGTGATGGTTTCTTTAACTACCTTTGGAACTTCAACAATCACTTGTGGTGGATTTGATGTAGAATATCCAAAACCAGCGTTTGTAATCGTAACAGAGGTTACAGATCCTCCACTGATTGTTCCAGTAGCAGTTGCGGTTGATCCAACACCTACCCCGATTGAAGATGGAGCGGCAAGTCTAACGTCAACTGATGCGGTTGAATATCCAAGACCTGGATTTGTGATTGTGATAGCACTTATTGTTCCAGCAGCAGAAACAGTTGCTGTAAATGCTGCAGAAACAGGATTAGATCCGCTTACAATCAATCCATCAACGCTGTTGATTGTGATTCCATAGTTATCTTCTTCATAGTTGAAGAACTGTGCGTTATCAACAAATATATCAGTTGATCCTAAGTTAAGATCACCGATAATCTTTGCTGTTGGGTAGATTTGTGGCTCAAGAGATTCTCTTGTCTTATAAACAATATCTCCCTTAATGTACTTATCTCTCTTCTGCTTAATCCAATCAAATGGTTTGAACTCAGTTTCGTTGATTCCAGTACCAACATAAATGTCAGTTTCAACAGTATCAGATCCAAGAAGATCAACAATAGTTCTATCACGAAGTTGATCTTCAGTTAATGGATATGATGGATGCTTTCTGACAAATACATCATCACCAACCTTAATGGTCTCATTTACGTCAACCAATGTGACATCAACACCATCTTGTCCAACATAGAAGAAGATATCAACTTTATCGGATGCTTTTGGTGGTTCAGTGAAGATAAACGATGTTCCTCCAGAGAACTGATATGCAGATCCTGGTTGTTGGAGAACACCATTAACAAAAATAACAAGAACTGCATCAAGATCGATAGCACCGGAAAGTGGTGAATTTGGATCAATCTCAAAACTCAATAGTTGACCATTGTAGTAAAGTGGGAATCTTGTTCTGCTTCCATTTTGGAGAAGTCTTGGATTATCGATATAATCCATTTCTCCAAATGACCAAGATGACATAGAATCATTGAATGTTTCTACAACTTCAAGTTGGAAATCGGATAATGGTTCTACAAAATCTTTTGCAGTAACAAGTCCAACAACTTTCATTACGTCACCAACTCTGAACGAATGTCCAGGTCGTGCAACTTCAAATGACTCAACCACAAATAATGTTGATCCAATACCAACACTAGTAGTTGCAGATCCAATCTTAACATTAAGAAGAAGATTACTTCCGGTGTCAGATGTTGTTCCAATTCCAAGCCTCGAAACACCAATCACACTCATATTTTCATATACTGGTTGTGGAATATCAATATATGGTTCAACGTAACCAGATCCAGGATTATCAACTACGAAAGAAAGTGTTCCTCCAGCACCAACAACTGCCGAAATGCTTGCCTCCGTTCCAGAATGATTTGGATCAGTGATTCCAATTGAAACTGGTGATCTATAACCAGATCC